GCGGAACCATGCGACGGGGTAGTCTTCAATGTCTTCCATGTCGAAGACGAGGATGGCGGCCGTTTCGTTCTTGCAAGTGATGTCGATGCGATAGGACATAACTAATCTCCAGTAGAAGTGTGATTGGGTATGAGAGAAATATACGAAGTCCCAACCAGCTTGTAAACACCTTTTGGAAAATAGTTGAAAATAAGTTGGGGCCCCCCTTTTTCAAGGAGGGCCCCAACGAGCGGGAGCAAGCCGACGACTTACCCAATCACGGCTCAACCGCTCTAAGCTTCCAAACGAATCTCCGTCTCGCTGATGGTGACCAGCAAGCGACCAGTCGCCTTCACCCTCTCAACGATGTCTGACGTGAGTCCCACGAACTCAGCGAAGTCGTCCCCACCAGCGGCGGCTCGGGACTTCTCCCACACGTCTTCGTCAGTCTTCGGATTATACCCCGTCGCGAAGACAATCTTGTGTTGAGAGTTGGCTGCCTTCTCACCCACGGACTCATCCCATCCGGCTGGCATGATGTAGATGCCATCATCCTTCACCAACCAGAATCCAGGTTCGTTGGCGGGCCCTTGACCGTAGGGCAGTTCCGCCTTTGAAGTGCGGATACATCTGTGGTACATCAGCCCCTTCATCTGCGGACCTTCAAACGTCAGTCGCATGTCGTCTCCTCTGTGGACTCACAAGCCTCGCGGATGGTAGCCATCATGTTGTCATATGCCTTGCGGTTGGCGAGGCTTCTAAGGAAGCCCACGGAAGCCTCACCACTCTTCAGCATCTTCGTCTCAACCGCTCTTCCGATGATCGTCTCAGCGGGCTTCATACTTTCTCACCGTTGCGACGCATCACGGAACGCATGGAGGACACCGAAGCCTTCGTGGTTTTGGCTCCCGGGAATTCCTTGAGGACGGCTTCAAGAGTCTCATTGATGGACTTGCCATCCCGCAGCATGCCTCTCACGAAGTCACCAACCTTCATCTTCTTGGGGGCGGCTGCGGGAGGGTTGAATCCGATTACCTTGGGTGTGAGTGTGGGCTGCTGCTCACCACCCATCTTGGAGATGATCTTCTCAGCGGTCCACTTGTACTTCCGTCCGTCATCCCGCTTGGTGGTGACGCGGTACTTCACACGTCCGCTTGTCTTGAGACCAACGATCGTGTGAGTGCGTCCGCGAGCCACGAAGCGACCACCCAACCACTCAGCCTTCATGCCATACATCCGTGCGTACTTTTTGAAGTCCTCAGCGAGGGGGCAGATGTTGTTTCCGTCAGCGTCCAAGGGGGTGACTTGGAAGGTGATGTCCATGGACTCACCGGGGTTGTAGGTGCCTCGCTTGTATTCGACGTGGAAGTTGTTCTCAGCGGCGAAATCAGCGAGCATCTTTTCCATCTGCTTCGCGGTGATTCCGATGTGCTTGCGTGATGCGAATTCCATAGCTAACCTCATTGGGTTGTGATTGGGTATGAGAGAAGTATACGCAATCCCAATCCCCTTGTAAAGCCCCTTTTGAAAATAGTTGGGATTAGTTGTCCATCTGAAGGATTTCATCCCTCGTCTTCTGAAGAGCGGATGCTTCCAACTTCAAGCGAACCTCCGTGGTAATCGCCTCCTCAATGATGTCCCCACCGAAGTCGTCACACTGCGCGTAGAGGGAGCAGAGCAAGTGGTCCACCCTCGCCTCTGCGATGTAGGTCACCGCCTCATCCGCATTGCGGTGGCTCTCGGGAACTCCCATGGCTCCGTCATCAATGTTGGTGAAGACGGTGCCGTCCAAGTGGATTGAGAACGTGTAGTCAAATTCCATCTTACTGAACCTCTATGCGGGGTAAGAGAAGTGGAGCTGATGCCAACCGTCGTTCTTGACGCTGCCGCCAAGGAACTTCAGCCGGCCCTCAATCTCCTCGCTGAGGACTACCAGCATGCCGTAGTAAACGGCTGCGGGTTGGTTGTCCTCATCGATGTGAACCCATGCAACGACCTTAAGGACATCGTCCTCTTCGCGAATGGTCATGCGAATTTCTTCGCCGGTGATCGCTGCCATCTTGTCGGCCGCAGCTTGGATCTTTTCGGCGTTGGTCATAACTAACCTCCAGTTAGGTTGTGATTGGGTATGAGAGAAATATACTCCAGTCCACCAGCGTTGTAAAGCACCGATTGGAAATTAGTTGAAAATAGTTTGGGGCACCCCCTCGTCTCAAAGGGGTGCCCCTCGCGGGAGCGGCTGCTGCTGGACAGCCGGCTTCTACCGCGATCCTCGCCCAAGGAAATCGTTGGCCCGCTCAAGAAGGTCGGCTGCTGAAGCCGTCCCCTCCGAGACCGCCAACTGGGCGAGAGTAACTTCATCCACTCCATCCTCCACTCTCTGAGAGTGGACGCCGGGAATCAGGTAGCGGCAAGCGGCATGACCTGAGCCGACCTGGATGAG